ACGACCGAAAGCGTTCGATACCGTATTGAGCTGATTTGCAAGCGGAGCAAGCGAGTTTGATAACTGCTGTAATTGACTTGTAAGTGTAGCCCAGTTTATACCGTTGAGCGTTTGTGCCAACTGTGGTAATTTTTGTAACTGTGTAATGGCAGACTTCAACCCGGAAGCCTTACCAATATTGTTGAGCGGTTGCAATGCCGCAGAGAGCTTACCAAGACCCGAAAGGTCAGCGGAGTTCAAAGCGGAAGCGGCACTACTGATATTTTTAAGCTGGTTTCCGATAGACGAAGAAAGTTTGATATTTCCAAGTCCTTTCAATTTAGACAAACTGTCAGCCAGCCTATTTATCTTGTCCGCAGAAGAACCGTCAACCGATTTAAGGGCGGTATCGAGATTGCGTACTTGATTCGCTACGCTGTTTAACCCAACACCGCCCTTGACTGCATTTTTCAATCTTGACAAAGAAGCGGAAAGAGCGTCTATACCACCGACAGCCGAGGTTGCGTTTTGCTGTACTTGCAATTCGAGACTTTCGATTGTTGTAGGCATATTTACTCACTTCCTTTCTTAAATCGTTCATTGTTTGAAACCATATAGGCTTGCATATATCGCATACCTTTTTGTGATTTTGCTTTTTCCTTTTTACGATTTGCGTCCTCAACCGTTTTCTTATTGATAGGGTACGCTTCCTCGACATAAGGTTGAGCCTTTGTTCCTTTTTTGGCGAAAGCGTGTAGGATAGGAGAAACACGAGCCATTGCATCATAGAAATACATACCTTGAAGCCACGCTTCTTGATTGAATCTTTCTTTTCTCAGTTCTTCCGCTTCCCGGTAATATTTAACGAGAGTGGAATCTCTATCCCAGTATTGCTCCTCCGTCATTCCTATTGATAAGTAATAGGGGAACTTTTTATAAAAAATCTCCGTATAAGGAAAAGGGGAAGCGAAGCGATTATTACGCTCGCTCCCCTCGTCAGCGGAATTATCATTAGGTAACGAGTCACTTACCAGCTCGCTACCCAGTCCACGTTTCCCTCAGATTCTTCGGGTTCTTCCACAAGAGCCATAATCGGTTCATTGTACATTTCTGCCAGCTTACCGATAAGCTCCTCCTTATTTGTCATACGGTTAAAAATTGCATTGATAGTTTCCTTTTTCTCAAATCTGTGGTGTGCAAGGAACGCACCCTCAAACAGAGCCGGAAGTGTAGACATAGGCTTATTCTCAACCTCTGCGGCGATAAAGCCCTTTTTCTCCATTTCTGTTACGGTTCTACGAGTGAACTCAAGAACATAATCCTTTTCGTTATAAGTAAACTTCAACTGCTTTGCCATAATAATTTTCCTCCTAAGATTTCATAAACACCGACTTTAACGGTCAGTTCTCCTCAGAGATACTGGGTTGGTTTCCACTTCGATACTTCTTATTACTCCTCAGCCATAGTAATAGGAGTAGACGGAGCGATAGAAATTTTCATATCTACGACTTCGTTTACACCTCCACCGACAGGGTAAACAGAAAGCTGTCCTTTAAATTTGAACTTACCATCTGTACCAGTAGGTGTAACAGTATCACCAGATTCAGTACCTCCGAACCAAACTGCAAAATGCTTTTCAGTACCTTTCATACCTTTCGGCTTTTTGTAATCTTCAAGAGTGTAGTTCGATGTGAACTCAAGTGCGTCCAAAGACTGAATACCCGGAATATAAGTCTGCATACCATCAGAAAGAGTAGTTGTCTCCAACATCTCCGGTGTGCCACCTAAGTCCGGGAAGTCCTTAATATCAATTACCTTTGTCCATGTAGTTTTCCCATCTGTACTTTCCATAAGGAAAACCTTGTATGTGCTAATAGCCATGATTTTTACCTCCTGTATATAACTTTGTTTTTAGATACAATAGCTCGATAGCGAGCAACCATACGATAAACCGTAGCGTCCTCCTCATTCGGAACAGGGTTCATCATTATTCGTGTAAATCCGAGCTTCTGCATTTGCTCGTCAATAATTGCGATAATTGCCTTACATTCTGCTTTTTTACCGACTTTTTTGTTGGAATACACATTTGCTTCGTATAGAAGTTGTGCATGGTTTTCGATACATTCTGTCGAGCGAGTATTTCTGTAAATTTGATTGTCTGCTTCAACAAGAGACGCACAAGGGAATGACGGTGGGATTTTTACATATTCGCCAGTCATATAGATTGAAGAATACTTCTCACGCACCTTTTTTGATACGGTATCAAATACTTCTGATTCAATATCAATCATGCGAACACCTCCCTTGCTATCTCTGCGATTTCATTACAAACGGTAGTGACAGCTCGAGCCATTGGCATAACCGCCGGAGTACCATGAGTGAGCTTCAATGTACCCTCCTCGTAATAACCCCAAGTTTCTTTTTTACCGTTGCCCTTACCAAATCCACCGATTGTCATACCCAGTTCTACACCATGAGGGTGTGGGGACGAACCGGGCGAGCCATTATGATAGACACCAGCTCCAAACTCAATCCATACAGCGTCCTGTCCGTCGGCAATAACTACGGTCATATCTCCTCGATTGTCTACCGTAACTCTAACCTGTGCGAACTTTTGTCCTCCTCGAACCAAATCGTCAACAACTGCACCGTTGAATCCACTTTGAGCTTCTGCACATAATCGTTCAGCAACTCTTTCTCGGAGGAGTTCTGTTTTTTTCAGAATGTCTTGTTTGTAATCAGCAAGTTCTTTCATAGCTCTATCAATGTCTTGTACCGATAAACCAAAAGAAATAACTCGTTTACCCATTACGACACCTCTACTTTTGTGATTGCAATAGAAACGCTGTTCAAGCTCTTGGCAACTTTCTTCACAATATAATCGTGAGGTGTAAGAACATTTCCGTCCTTATCTGTTACCAAAGCTCCTGTTTCATCAATCTTGGGTTCTTTATCAACCCAAAGTATCGTATATTCGTCAATCGGAGGAGCGGTATTATCCATGACAATGACCTTGTCGTAAGATTCACTTTCTCCAAATTGGCGAGTGGTAGTTTCTCCTTTAGCGGCAGAGATATTAGCAAAATACTCTACCGGGTTATCGTGAATAACATTGTATTCCCCTGTATCATTTCCGTACTCGTCCTTGACAGCTTCTTTTCCTACAAACATTGCGTAATAGAATCTGCTTTTATTCCTCAACATTGCTCTCATTTGATTACCCCCACATTCGGAGTAATTGACCTCAACATTGACTTAGGAATGTCCGCATTTTCATACGAGCGAGAAATACCATTTTCTGAGTGAGAAGTTTGTCCCTCTGCACCTCGCTTATTCAGCATATAAATGGCAATTTCGAGCTGTAAGTGTTCGTATTGAACTGGAACTTCTGTCACATCGGGGTCATACGGATATGCTTTTGCGATAATTTTTCTACCAGCAAGCATGAGATAGGTGGATAACACTTCGTCTGTGTCAGAGCCACCGACCATTGCTTTGAGAGCGGTAAGTTTTTCACTCTCTGTCATGTTAGCCACCTCCTGTAATTACTTAACCGATTTCGTAGAATCCCTCAGTCTTAGGGTTACTCTTAGGCGTACCAACTACATAACCGTTGTTGAAAGGTAAGTAGTAAACCTTTTCCTGTTTTGTAGCGTCCTCTGTAGGCTTCATAGAACCCTTGAAAATCTTAACCGCCTTAGTCTGGTCTGTAAGAGCCGCAAGATAATACTTACGAGAAATAATTGTGTTCTTTCGGATATTTGCGTCAGAAGAATCACGAGGGGGCTGTTCAACTTCTACACCCTTTTTATTGAAAAGAGTGACTGCTTCACGAGTAGCAATGATGATTTCTCCCTTTTTAGCGTCTTTCTTAGTATAAAGATTTACGCCAGCAACCGTACCAACATAGCCGCTTACCGCAAATTTCTCTACATACTGCAAAGTGTCTTTAAGACCCTTACGAATATCTGCCATATCAGCCGCAGAAACAAAAGCGAAAATAGAAACGCCCTCCAAGTTTTCAAGATTCAAAACAGACTGTGCGTCTGCGAAACCATCAAATCCGAAGTTCGTAACAGGGACAACCTGTGTTGCCTTACCGAACTCTGCGAAAATGTCAGCATTTACCGTATTGAACATATCTGTACCCATGTGGCGTACACCAACAGGAACAAGCATAGGGTCAGTCATTTCCTGTTCGTCGAAGTATTCAAATCGGTTCTGAGCCAACAGAATCTTATACTCCTCCGGCGTGTAAGTAACTTCAATGGATTTAGTGTTACCCTTACCCATTTGTAATTTCTCTGTACCGTCAGTAGCCTTGTAAACATTGATTTTTCTAGTCATTCCAGCAGTACCCACAAGAGAGTTATCAACAGTACAGAACTGCTGTAAATTCAAGTGGGAATTATACTGGTCTTCTACCTCATTAGAGAGATAAAAGTTATCATAAATTTTGTGTGCCATTATTCTTTACCTCCGTATAATTCTTTGTACTCGTCCGGGTGTTCAACAGAGAATTTGTAGCGTTCTTCTGCGGACATACCTCGGAATTTTTCAAGTGTCATAGTTTTACCGTCTCCGTCGGGAGTTGGCTTAGGTGTATTCTTGAGGGCTTCTGCACGAACTTTCTTCTCAAAAGCGTCAAGATGTTTCTTCTGATTTGCGAAAACCTTATCCATTTCTCCATTTGCCATAGCTTCGGCGGTTTCCTCTGCCAGCTTTTCGTCATAACCCATACCAAGCAACTTAGCTTTATGCTTAGAAACTTCGCTCTCGTGAAGAAGTTTGTTATACTTGTTTTCAAGCTCCTCACGTTCTTCCTGTTCCTTGATTTTCTTCTGCTCGTCCTCAGTAAGTTTTTCAGTTAATTCCTTTTTCTTAGCCGCCAGTTCAGAAGCAGTCTTATCGAAAACCTCTTTCTTGACATATCCGCTCATGTCCGGGTCTTCGGTCTCATACGCTTCGAGAGCTTTAATTTTTTCTTCGGGGGTCATTTTGTCGTAACCCTCGATTTTGGTTACATCAACCTTTGCCATGTTTTAGTCCTCCTTGTCTTTTTAATTCTTCTGTGAATGTGTTTGCGATTTAAGGCTTCTCTGCCTGTCTGCGTTTTAAGGCGTTCTCTCGCCATATTTGAAGCGGAAAACCGCTTAAACATCGTCGTTATCTGCCGGAGGGTCGGTTTTCTCTCCGGCAGACTTATTCAATTTTTTCTGTTCAGCAAGCTGTTTCGCTTGCTGTTCCTCGTAATACTTCATACTCATGGTGTAAGCACTCTCTGAATCAGAGAACATACCCGAGTGCTGGAAAGCAAGTTGAGGGTGTATCTTAGGTTCTTGAAGCATAGAGATAAGAACCTGTGATTTACTTTGAATAGCTTCGTAATTTCTACGAGTGAACTTCATATCAATGTCTTTGAGGAAAAGAGTTAAACCTCCAATATCCCGACAGATACGAAGTACCAGTTTCAGCATTTTCTTCTCGGAACGCTTGAAAACATTTTCGCTATCCTTTGCCCTTGCTTCTGCGTCAGACCAACCGTCACGAAGAAGTACAGCAGAACCAGTATCGGAAGTAGAAGAACCTCCGTTACGATTCGGCATACCGCAAATTGTCAAAACAGCATTGTAAATATCTTCTTTGAGTGTCTGAGATTGTGTTTGATTAAGCTCTTTCACAATCAAATCCACATCAATATTTCCTCCGTTGTCGTTCGGAGGAACAAGAATCGCACCCATTTCCTTGAATAGCTCGAACTTTTCCTTGTCGATATTGCACCCGATAAATTTCCAAAATGCCTGTATGAACTGTTCGATACCGTCCATACGGTTACTTTCCACATTGTTGATTGCGTCCAGCAAAGGAAGAACAATCTCGAACGCTCCGAGCCTTGCATTGTTCGCTGGGTATTCAAAAATAGGAATCATATCGAGAGCATGAGGTGTTGATTCAATCAACAAATCTCCGTCGATAAGGTAATAGCGATTTTCGGTATAAACTGAATAGTGAGTGACTTCGTTCTCGTCCACGCTGTACTTAACTGCCATTAAAGGCTTGTTACCAATTTCATTTGAATAGACAACAAATGTGTCTCTCGGGTCGAGAGTGTAAAGCTCGAAAGGAGCTTCGTCCTCCTCATTCGGTTCATCGGGAAGCACAAGACGAAAAGCTGTTCCGCAAATCATTTGCCATTCGACAAGTTCTTGGTCTTGGCTTGCTTTGTCCTCCGCAAACATCATTTCGTTTAAGGCGTTAATCTGCTTTACGATTTCCTCGCCACCATTTCGACTGACATACTGAATCGGTTCTCCGCAAAGATAACCAACCTTGAACGAAACAATTTCATTTGCCCTGTTCTCTACAATCTTGTTACAGATTTCGGGTCTCACATCTTTCACACGATGTCGGATAGGTTGTTCGCCACGATAATATTTCCACAGGTAGTCAATTTCGCTACGGTTGAGATTGTGAGTTTCCATAGCTCTGAAAAGAACTTCAACCACATTCTCATCTGTAACTTCTTTCACGCTCGATTTAATCATTCGCCTACCGTTCATAAATCGGGTTTCGCTCATAGCTTTCGTTTCATCAACTACATTCGCCACGATAATTCCTCCTTTCCGACAAAAATAAAAATGGGTGCATGACTGTTCGAGAACTTAATCTCGTGCAATCATGCACCCATAAAAATACATATACTCATTTTTACCATCTTATCATAACACTATATATTGTGATTGTCAAGAAGTTATCCACTATATATTGTTCATAACTGCAAAAAATGTGGAAAACTAATCTGATTACTGTTACCAAGGTCTCTGAAAAACTTCTATTTTACTGCTTGTGAGACTTTGAGCGTATTCTGCCAGCATTGCCATACCGTCGGGAACATCGTCATGTTTGTTTTTTCCGGCAACGGTGTAGGAACAAAGCATTTCCATCATTTTTCCGTAATCAGACTTTTTCTTGTAAAGCGAAGCGTCTTTGAACAGGCAATGTTCTTTGACCCAAGCACTATTGACAATGATTTTGGTTTCTTTGTTGGCGGTAGTGAACTTGGTAGTAATATGAGTAATACCGCCTTTTTTCTTAACTTCCTCCTGTATCTTTTCGGCAACTCTACGCCCGGCAGAGTTACTTTCAAAACGACACATTTTAACCTTGTCTCTCAAAAGAATTTCTACAAGCCTTGCGTCAACGATGTTCGGTAGACCATTATCACACACGCAATCGTCAATGTAATAATCTTGACCGAAAACATACGCAACAGGGAGGAAAGCGTAGTCAGCACCTTTGTCTTTCGTATCACAAATTCCGATAATACCGTCCGGCTCGTCTCCGGGAAGCTCAAAATAGCGGCGAAGCTCGTCCTCTGCATAAACAAGACCCTCACGCTCAATCGGTTCATTCATGTACAAAGCTCGCCAGCTCACATCGTCCATGATGTTTCGTTGCTCATGGTAAAACCTTGTAGAGAATCCGACACCGTAAGCGTAATCGAAATTCGATTCATCGTTTTCGTCAAGTGCCGGAACAACGATAAATTTCGCTCGGTCACTATTGGCGTATTCTCGCTCAAGTCTACCGATTACATCGTGAACCGACCAGCGAGTAGCGATATGAAGTTCCTTACAATGGTCTCCGATTTTACGCTGTCTCAAGTCAGTAGTGTAGGTTTCCCACAACTTATCAAGTCGTTCCTTAGACAAAGCCACTTCAATACCCGATACTAAATCGTCACAGTAAAGTAGGGTTGCCGCACGATACAAACCAGCATTACCAGTACCGATAGAAGTAAATTCCAAGGTCTCAAAACGCTGTCTCTTGTCAATATCAATTCGACAATCCTTGGCGTTTGTATTTGCCACTTTGAGTGCCGGAAATACATCGTGCCACAGATAATCTCCGTCCTTTGCTAAGATTCTCAAACACTCGTCATAAACACCTCGAATGAAAGCGTTGGAGTGAGAGCCTGTAAGCATTGGCTCATTCGGTAGTCTGCCAGCAAGCCATGTCAGATAAAAAATTGCAAGGGTGGTTTTACCGCTACCGGGAGGGAGAGAGACCGCCAACAAGTCCAGCTTATCGTCAGCGAGTTCCTGTAGTGCGTCTACAACCTGTTTCAACACCTTTCTACGAGGTGGATAAAATTTCTTATCGGGTTCTCTGTTCCATTCCACATATAACAAGTAGGAATCGAAATCATGTGGAGCGGCGGCAAGTAATACTCGCTTATGCAAATCAAAAAACTTATACATTTCTTTTGCGTCTGATAGAGAGGGGACAATTCTCTCTAAATCCTCAGACAGCAATTTCAGATATTTCACACCGAGCGAAACATCTGTTTTCATAGCTTCTTTACACATATAATGCAAATCCTCACAGGGTCTAAATTGCCCGGTCTTTGCTTGTGCATGAATCTGTTTCAATAACTGTTCCATAATACCTCCTGTAAACAAAGAAAAGGTGCGTTACCGTTCTGAGATTTAACTCATTGCGATAACGCACCTTTCAAATTCATTCCTTTATTTTCTTTTTCTTCGTTTCCCTCTATGGTGGGTATTCTCATTCATTTTCATTACTTCCCACAGAACCACGAGGGGAAACGCTATTATAATCAATGCAACCATAGGCTTATTCCTCTGATAAAGGAATCTCTACAGTTTCAGCACCCGGTATCTCTAAAGACACCGCAGAATCATCGTCCAACTCAAAGAACCATACCACATCAGCAGTTACACCGCTTTGAACACTTGCGTCGCATTGAATGTAGCCATTGGTTCTTTCTCCTGTAGGTACGATAGGAGGAAGCTCTACACCATTTTGATATGCTTTCACAGACACCCAATCTGCCGGAACAGCACTTTCAGAGCTTCCGTTCGTGTACTGCGTGTAAACAGCAATACAATCAAATTGTTCAGCTACTTCCATTCTTTCAGCCTTTTCATACCCAACGGTATGCTCCGGCTCGCCGCTACAAGCAGTTAGTCCTAAGACCAATAGAGCGGCACATAAAGTAGTAAAAATCTTTTTCACACTCACACCTCCGTAGACAGGATAGGGGTGTGTACTCCTTTTACCCAGCCCATATCCCCATATTTGTAGTAACCCTCATAGAATTTCTTATTTGCAAGAATACTTCGGACAGTAGAGGGTTGAAATCTTTTGTCCTTTCGGGTGCGATACCCTTTGTTATGAAGAATCTCGCAAATATCAGCCAATGGTGTTCCTTTATCTCGCTCAGAAAATACGATTTCTACAATCGGGCGTTCTGCCGGATTGAGCAACAACACACCGTCTGCCACATAATAACCGTAAGGTTTGTTACCGCCGGAATAACCGCCGCATTTTGCTTTGAGAGAACGACCTTTGCCTGTACGCAAAGCAATGTTCTTTCGTTCCTGTTCTGCAACGAACATCAGAAGTGAGCGGTAGATATTGGCGAAATCGTCTCCCTCAGAGAAATGTTCCTGTGTAGAGAGTAGAGCTACATTTCGTTTCTCTAAGGTGTAGAAATAATAGAAATATAGCTTCGTATCACGAGCGATTCTGTCATTCTTGAAAATAATAACTGCGTCGTGGGTAGGCAGTAGCTCGGGCTGATAGAGAATCTTATCCAATTCCGGGCGATTATCTTTTGCGCCGCTCATTACATCAATGAACCATTCTACAATTTTATAACCGTTTGAGCCAGCATAAGAGAGAATCGCCTGTCTTTGCACCTCAACACCGTATTTATCGTCCGCTGATTGTTCTTCTGTAGAAACTCGGATATATCCTATCGCTTTTTTCATAATACACCACCTCCCAAGTAGTTAAAGTAGTTCAAATTTTGATTTTGCGGTAAATTACCCTTAATATGCGTGTATATAGCGAAAGTTACCGCAAAAACGACTTTTCCGCTACTTTTACTACTTCTCACGCTTTACATAGGTCAATTCAATATCATAACCAAGAGCTTCCAGCATTTCGACAAAAGTTTTATTCACGAGACCGTCTTTTTTCTTGATAATACGGTTCACATACTGACCTGTTGTGCCGATAGATTCGCCTACCTGTTGCTGGGTCATTCCGGCTTCGAGACATTTCACTTTTACATCGAGTTCGATATTATTTGTTACCATTTTAGATACCTCCTTGTTGTTTGTGATTAGAGTATAGCACGAGAGAGGGTAGAAGTCAATACAAATAGGATAATAAATTATCTTTTAAGAAATAGCCTTTTTATAATTTTGGGGAATTTAAGCAACTCCCTCCCCCGGTTTCGGCTGGCGTATATCCCCCACCGGGGGACACGCCGCAAGCCCTCAAACAAGCCCCACAAGCCCCGGAAGCAACGCAACCCATACAAGAACACGCCCAACAAATAAACCAGCTTAAAACGACGCACACAAGCCCACACGATACCAACTGCACAACCGGGACACAATACACCAGCACCAGCACACAAGGAAAGCCCGGCAACGCTCCGCAAGCCCCACCAACTGAGCAAAACAGAACGCCGCCGGGCGTTTAATCTTGAATAAATTATACACGAACGCCGCCGGGGTAGATGTAAAAATAGGGCTGAAAAAATCAGCCCTATAATATTACTTATTCATTTTCATAACTTCCCACAATACAACCGCTGGAAAGATTAAAATTATACATAATGCAAACAATCTTTACACCCCCTTAAACAACTGTAAAACGCTTGTAGCTTGTTTCTTTGCTGTATTGCTGGAATACTTCCGGCAATTCTTTTTTAATTGCGGAACTGTCAAGGCGTGAGCTTGTGACCGTCTTAAAAGTAGCTTTTGCCGCTCCCTCTGTCATTGTTTCAGCGTCCCCCATAATAAGCAATATATTAGCTTTTATACTGTCGTTTAACGCTTCCAGCTCCTCAATTAAACGCTTGTTTTCTCTGTATTCATTGCATAGCTTTTCAAATCTTTTCATCGTGCTACCTCCTCAAGATATTTATAATCATATTGTTTTATTTTCTCCAGCGTTCCCGGTGTTGGGGCTTCTCCTGTGAACCTGTCAACCTCTCGAACTGGGATATAAAACGCCGTATAACGCCCGGTTTCATTATTGATACAATTATAATATTCAAATTCATTTACACGCTTTTCAAACGGTGTTATAACATCGTTTACAACCTCGAACGAGTGCGGACAAATAACCGCTTCCGGATTCCAAGGCTTACCCGGTCTTAAATTTACCGGGCAAAAGATAACCGCTAAACCGTTGTTATAGGCTCGCCTTGCGTCTTTTTTGCTCACTCGCTGGAAAACATAACCATTTTCTATATATTCATATTTTCTCATAACTCCTCGTCCTCCTCGTCCTCGTGGGCTTCCTCGAACTCGTCCGCTACTTCCTCAAGAGCGGCGGCGATACACTCGCCCAACAAATAACATCTAATAGTAACATCGACGGCTTCCGCTCCATTATCAACTAGATAACTTGCACCGCTTCCGAACTCCTCGAGAGCTTCCTCGAGTAAATCGAGATTGTGACAAATATTTTCTTCCGCTTCCCATGTATTAAAGGTATAGCTTCCGCTTGCGTTGCCTGTCACGCTGTCCTCTGTCCATAACTCATCGTTTAAGAACTCCTCGAGGTCTTCCATACTCTCATAATCTAAAAAATCAATCTCGTTTGCGATGTACTCCAATACATCATTTTTAACCGCTTCTCTGTAATCGTAACTCATGTTAGTACCTCCTGTATAATCTTATTTGTGTTGTTTCTTGTCCTTTCGTGACTATAATATAACACTTAAAGGATTGCTTGTCAATACATTTTTTATTATTTTTAATCTTTTTTGTGTTATATGATTATCTGAAAAGTGTTGTTTTCTATATAATAGGAAGAAACACAACCAACGCCGCACCAGCTCCACCAACAACCCCGGAACGCCAAAACGGAAAACCGGGGGCTTTTTCTGCTGATTTTCTGTAAAAATTTGTACAAAAATACCGCCCCAGCACCCGGAAAGAGCCGGACGAAAGGGCGGTATAGTTGATAGTCGATAGTCGTTTGACAGTCGAAAGTCGAAAAGCTCCCGGAAAGTCGAAAGTCGTTAGTCGTTCGTGTCCTCGTCGGAGTTTTCGGAAGTCGTTAGTCGGTGCTGTTGGTCGGCGGCAATGTAGCGTTCTCTGATTTCATCAGCATTATAGTCGTTATCTGTCTGCTGGTTCGGTGTAAGCACATACTCGGTCTTATCTTGATAACCGTAGTTGTTCTTTCCAAGGAAGATACCAGCTACCGGGTTGACCTTGCCGGAGTTCATGTAGTTTTCCCATAAACTTTCGAGCAAAAAGTACGCCTTTTTTATGGTGTTAGACACCTCGGGCGGCAACGAAACCTGTTCCCCTCTACCACCGAACGGAGCGTCATGTGTAACAGCCCATAACCATTGTCTACTATGTCCATTCAATGCAATAGCCATACCTACCACCGTAGGCTTCACATCATACCTACCATACAACTCGAAATACTCTGAAAGTCGTTTCTGAACCTCCTCAGCATTTCCCATGTCGATACTCGGCATATTCATAAGCTCAAGATTGATGTTAAGAAACTTCGCATTGTCTCCCGGTTCAAGGTTCAACCCATTAGTCCCAATCACAGGAGAGTTGCCACCCCTCGGTTTTCCTTTCTTCTTTTTCGTAGTCGTAGGAGCTTTCTTCTCGGCTTTCTCAACAGGTAAAGTCGTAGTAGTCTCCTTGATTTCCTTACTGTCTGCTTCCGAAACAGTCTCCTCGCCTAACAGCTTATCTAAATCCAAACTCATTTTTGGTCTCCTTTCTTCTTATTCTTATTGCAGTAGTGAAAGTAGTTGAAAATCGGTTTTTGCGGTAAGTTTTATATATAGGTAATTTTCTATACAGAGGAAGTTACACGCAAAACCTTAATTTGAACTACTTTAACTACTTTCATAATAAGAATAATAATTGAATACAATATGATTACTTTTCAACACTTTTCGGACTATTTAACAAATGTCGTTTTTGATAATTTTTCAATCCGATTTGTGTTAAATGAATTTCTTAGTTTCGTAATAGTCAAAAGTTCTCTCGACCTTTACTTTTTCCAGCACCACAATACGATAGTCCTTACCGCATTTTCTCCTTACCCAAAAGTCGTGAGCGGCTTCTGCAAGAGAGCTGTATGTAAGCAATTTTGTCTTGCTTGTACGCTGGTGTGGAGGATAGAAGCGGTAGTCTGTACCATATACAAACTTACCTGTTCTGATATTCTGAATCGCATACATTTGCATTACCTCCCTCGATAGAATCTTTCAACTTTCTCTCGTAAGTTCTTGACGGTCGTTTTCAAGCCGAAGTTTTCTCGCTTCAACTTCTGAAATTCAAGCTCGATGATTTCCATTATCTTATCAAGTCGAGCTTCTGCGTCGTAACCGTCTCCGCAGATAAGAGGTCTTATTTTATCCCTCATTGACTTATCCTCCTTATGCAATCAGTATAAGTATGCAAAGACCATAAAAAATCATATCGTGAGTGTTATTTTCTTTATGAGCTTTTACAAATTTTGTAAGAAACCATGTACTCAGCACGAGTGCAATAATGTAAATGATAATTTTCCAGTTCATCATGCTTCCTCCTTAATACAATGCTCGTTGACCCATTCCATACCCGATACCAGCCATGAGAGAATCTTGCGTCCCTCTGAACGCTTACGATATTCTTCAATCTTTTCTCTGTTTTTCTGATACTCGACATTGATAAATACCGACTTTGTACAGTCCAACCATACTGGCGGTTGTGTCTGACCGCTAAGTACAGATAACCAAACCTTACCGAATATGAGAGCAGAAAATCTTTGTTTCCAATTCAGTTTCCAACAACTAATACATTGTTTACCGTCTGTAAAAATCCATAAGTTGGAACATTCTTCGTCAGTCATGCTATCCGGCTTAGATAAGTTTTTATTTGCTTGTGGAAATTTAGTTGCTTCCATTATTACCTACCTCCTCTGAGATTTCTTATTCCAAGGAACGAAGTTTACAATCTGATAAAGCAAGTTCATCGGATTTCCGTCAAAACAAATCGCTCTATCATCAATATAAACAACTGCCGGAGGTTTCTCTTTTGCAATATCGTCTACGACAATATCCCATTTCTCAAGCCATTCCTCGATAGCTTTCACACCACCCGGAGCGGCACACCGAGAAGAAACAACGACAACGAAATACTGTTCTCTGATAGATTCTATAGCTTCTTTTATCCCGGGAACAGGAGCGTCCGGGATAACCGTAGCTCCTTTCCAGCCGGAAGAATAGGAGTGAATCACTCCGTCGAAATCAAATACAACTGTCTGTTTCATTGACTTTTCCTCCTCTTAGAAATGCTTCTAACTCTTTCATGCAGTCGGGGCAGAGGTCATAAATCTTATGCCCCCAGTATTTTTCGTTCAAATCCTTATCAATCAGATATGCCGCATTTGCTTTCTCTGATTTTCCAAAAGTTTTAGCACCGTCGTAATGTTCATAGAACTTACCACATCTGTCACATTTTCTTGCTTTCATGGTTTATACCTCCCTACGCATATCGACAACTTTCATCGTGGCTCTAATAAGGGTCTTATCAGAATAGCCATACGGATTTTCGCAAGTTTCGATTTTGGCATAATTCAAAATATGGTGTAAAAGTTGTGTGGCGAGCATTTTATTCAGCATTGATATTTCACATTCTTCGCTGGCAGAAATACGACATAGCTCTCCCAAATCAACCAACTGTTCAGCTCTCAAAGTCACAATCGGGTGCTGATTGACTATATAAGGCTGAACTTTTGTAGCTGACATTATCGACTTCAAACGCTCACATTCTTTCTTATATTTCTTCGCTTTTTGTCGTGCGTTCATCGTTCATATTCTCCTTTAAGATTTCTTTTACACAATCAGAACAATAGCACCCCTCGTAACCCTCTATCTTATATAGGAAACACATCCAACTTCTATTCCATTTACCTTTATCGGAACAGCGTTTACATGAACCCTGTCCCTCGCCTGTGCATTTAGTAATTTTCATTCTCTTTACCTCCGTCATGCGTCGAGTAACAACTCAAGCCATTCATTTTGTTTTATCTCTAACATTTTCCACCGAAACTTACGGTTTGCCGGAACAAGACCGAAATCTTCCATGGAAAATCGTTTCTCAAAATCATGTACCGTTCTTCCGTCAGCATGAAAAGTCACAGGCGAATCCTTATCCCACTTTAGCAATAGTGTCCAGTATTCCGGGTAACGCTGTCGTAAAAGTCTGAGCTGGTCTACTCCTTGGTTGTGACAGAACCAACAACCGCCCCTTGCTGAATCTGTATAAATAGGAGAGAGTAAGTCGTTTTCTTCACACCATTTTCGACAGTAGGCTTCGTCCCAGCCAATATCTACAAGAGGTAGCATTATACCCGGCTTCCCTCTGTGACGCTTAATTCGTTCGGGTTCATCGGCGGCAATACCGAGATATTGCACGACATTTGTATTCGCCCCTCGTGCTTCGGGGCTTAAAGAAAAGCCAGTTGTGAGAGAGCTTTTACCTTGAGTTTGCTGTTGCACCAAGGATAAATCCTCTGTGGAAATCCTGTTATCATTCCCTCGTATTTCTTTGCCGATTCTTTTCTCTTTGGGATATGATAGAATATTTTCTCGTAAGTTTCTTTGCATGGCATTAAGGGCTTGCATTTTAAGTCGTGAGTTACACCACGCTCCCTGTTGCATAGGGAAACCGTAGATTCTTCCGATTTTAGCTCCTTTGGTAAACTTTGAGTAGAAGATAGTTTCGTAATTAAGCCGCTCTCTCTCTCTCTCTCTCTCTCTCTCTCTCTCTCGGCTGATGTATGTTCGACGGTAATTCCGTATCGTTCTTTGATAATCTTGTCAGCCTTTTCCTTAAACTCAACCATAGGTGGTAGGTCAGCCGGGATAGTATCGGTAGCCCAAACTTCCGCAGTTATGATTCTGTCCAACGGATAACCTAGAAGCCGGATTGCTTCGAGACACGCCAAACTATCTTTACCGTAAGATAAGGAGAGAACATATTCTGTTCTGTTCATAGGCTACCTCCTACATAACATCTTTGAGCTTCAATCCCCAATAGATTACAAATCCGCTGGAAGTTGATTTTCTCTCGAACCATTCCGGGTGTCGTTCCATTTCGGAGTTGAATTTACGAGCTGACAGAACATAAGCTCCCTCAGATTTCGCCCATACTTTGAACTTTTGATACAGGTCTTTTGCTCTGACATTCACACCGTCGGCTTTCTCACAGCGATTCTCAAGGAACTGTAATACAAGGTCGTTATCACGCTCGTATTTACTTACTACCGCTTTGAGTTCATCACTCATAGTAAGCCCACGTTCTTTGTAGCGGATATACCCTCGAACAAGCCACATGAAGATACCGCTCATGCTGGACTGCTCACACAGCTCGTCTTTCAAGTGTGTGTCCTGTTCCTGTGGGGTAAAGTGCCTGTTAAATTCCACAACCTTGATACGCTCGGAAGCGAACAGGGACTTGTCTGTTACCATAGGCAAGTCATTACAGGAAAGCCATAATGTAAACTGCGGCTTATAGGTAATAGCTGACTGGTACAATGCACGAGCTGAGATTTCCTCGCCGCCAGTAAGCTGTTTGATTTTCTCCTCGTCCAGCTTACCGTATTCGTTACTCTCTGACATGGTAACGAACCTTTTACCTTTCAATCCAGCAAGAGTAGGGGAAGCGGCTTCTGCGTCTTTCTGACGGTCTCCTCGACATATCATACCGACAGGAGCAACCTTGGCGTAATCTCCAAGCATTGTCTCAATCGTATTGAGTAAGGTCGATTTACCATTTCGAGTAGTTTTACCATGAAGAATAAACATACATTCCTCATTGCTCATACCCAGCATGGAATATCCCAACGCTCTTTGTAAGAAGTCTGCCTTTTCTTTATCTCCCTGTGTAACCTCGTCAATAAATTTCTCCCAGCGTTCACATTTCATATCACGAGAAATCGTATGATTGAAAGCTGTCTGCATAGTGAGAAAGTCCTCGCAGTTATGTTCTCGGAAAGAATAATCTCTGAGGTCGTATGTACCATTGAGACAATTTATGAGATAAGGGTCGTTATCGAACTGGACAGCGGAGATACGAAGTTCCCCGGTTGCGTCCTTTAAGATTCTGTCCCTCATGCGTCTATCGCCCATTTTATTAACGAAATTCGTATAGGATTTACGCAAATCATCGTCCTCGATTTCTCCGCAGTAGAGAATCATCAAACGGACAAAATCTTTAATTTTCTCAGACACAAGGATTGTTCCCTCGTCCTTACGCCACGCACCCTCATAGTAGGTGTACCAGCTCTTGTGTTCCGGGCAGTAGCGAGCTTCTTTGTTATAAAGAATACCGAACAGGTTTGCCATACCCATTTCAGACCATTCAAAGCCGGAGGAAGTCTCGTCCGCTTTTTCCGGGTGGTATTGCTTAATGAGATACATCTTTGAAGAAAGCTCCTCGTCCATGATGATACGACCATTGTGTAATTCAAATAATTCTTGCATTATTCGCCACCTCCCAGTAAAACCTCTACCAGCTCCATAATTTCGTAGAGACAGTTAAGAACACTATTGAATCCGAACGAATGACCTTGCTCATAAGCATAATTCCAAACAGCTTGTGCCTGTTTTCGAGTTATATTATGACCCACTTCGTATTGAATAGCTTTATAAATATCCTCAAGAATAGAATCTCTACGCTTGTTTTTCTCTGTGTTAAGGCGAGCGACTTCTTTCTGATAATTCTCATTGTTGATTGTTACCTGTTCCTTGTTCCATTTCACAGATTTATCTTCGTCAAAAACATAATTGCCGGGAACTCTTTTCAATCCAACTGGAACACACGACATTGTACTCATATCGTTAAAATCGGACTGTAGTTCTTCCCAACTTTTTACAGCTACTTTTCCCATGTTTACTACCTCGCCATTACCTTATTGAGAAGTTCCTCATACAAGCTCTTGTAGAGGTTTCTTTCAACAATAATCGGGGTTTCAACAGGTTCTTCCTCTCTCTCTCTATTACAGGTTCATGTGAGATACCAAGAGAAGCGAGAAGCCCCTTATCGAGAGCTTCCATTTCTTTATCTGTACAAGTACGAATAAAAGCTCCGAGTTTTTCTTTTGGAATTGTATAGATATTCTCACACAATGCTGTTGAGGGGATTTTGCAAAGAATCTTCTTGTGAGTAGGCATATCTCTTTTCTCTTTTGTTGTGAGATAAACAACTTCTATCACAGGGGAGTTTTCATTCAGCCTGTCGCATGATACAACAACACCGGGTCTCCATGCTTCAAGTTCCGGGTTTGTAGAATAGCACTTAGAGTGTGCAATATAATAAATATCTCCTCGTCTTACATCATTCATTACTTTTTACCTCCTAACGCTTTAATAGCACATTTCTGTTTATCCTCAATCCACCACGCACATTGTTCTTCAACACAGATAACAGGCTGTGTACCGATAGATACTTGACCGTTTTCTCCGATAACCGTATTAGTGGTAAGGAGAGGACATATCGTTTCTTTCTGATTCATTTTCCATTAACCTCCTGTATCTGCCGCAGTAACACTTTGAGGACTTGCATTTCAAAGCATAGCGGCACTCATTATGTAAAGGGCATTTCCGGCAGACACATTTCTTCTTACATATTTCACATCTTGTCTGCACAGTCTTACCTCCTTATGGTCTCAACTCGCCCCACAAGGGGGCGAGACTTTAAGATAAGAGAAAGACCGGGCGAACGCCAAGAGAGTAAGAAGCGTAGAGGAAGGTCGCAAAACCGTAGTAGTCGACACCGGCGAAATAGGACGCGTAGTCCTTATGACGATTCATAAGCCAGTACCATTCCCAAGCACCCTCTTTTCCTTGGAAAGCAATACGATTTCTCTTTTTCTTCATAGGCTTCCAGCGTTTAGTGAGTTTGCTTTCTTCCTGTCCATAGACATTTTCTCCGAAGATTTCATACTCGGTAGGAATACGAAGCATATCTCCCTCAGCGTTTACAGCTACCATGCGGTCTTTGATTTCTTTCGGGAATCTATCAAGGATTTCTCCATTCAGAGCCTTACGCAAATCGGAAGTAGTATAGGAAATATCTTCTTCGTCCATATCGTCAATATCATTGAACATCGGATATTCCTTTGCGAGACAATCTACCAGCACAAACAGCATACCCTCGGGTGTATGCTTAACTGCCATAGCCTGTGCCTTTTCTCCGTCTGTCAGCTTGAATTTGATAATATCTCCAACCTCAAAGAGTTCCACATCAACTTTCATTGTTCTTTTAACTAACATATCTTTTTCCTCCATTTAATCTTATTTAGATAATTTCTTATCTCTTTGTGATTACAATATAGCACACAAAAGATTGCCTGTCAACACTAAAAATATTATTTTTAATCTTTTTCGTGTTGTTTTTATAACGACTTAGATAACTCCAAAAGTTCCTCTCGAAGCACCATGATTCTACGCTGGATAGCATTTTTACTTTCAAATTTGCTTACTTGACACCCCGGAATAGCAACACCTTTTTCTCCGGCGGCTTCAATGTAAGTAGAAACCGTACTGTGCAACTCATTTGAAAGTAGATGTATCAGCTCATTTCTGTTTGTTCTGTTCATCGTTTATACCTCGTTACGCTATTGCAAATTGTCCGAAGCTCGTTCCTATCAAGAGGTGGGTCACAAGCTACGGTATTGGCATACAATAATTCATCATAAATCTGTGACTTTGAGTAACCTTGATTGTGAAGCATACCAGCGAGAGAGGTAAGACAAATATTTCGGCTACCGTCCGGGATTCTTGGATAGACAGGTCTGAGTTTAACTCGACCGTCTACAATCGGTTCTTCCCATACAGGAGTGTAAATCTTATCCCTACCTATCAACACTTTATCGGAACTATCCCGGGTCTCCGGGAAATACTTCTCCACAACATAGTCAATCGCTTCTTGATTCTCAATGATTTCACGATACAGCAAGGTATCGCCAGTCATAATGAAATATCGTGCCGCCTTGTAAATTTCCACTCCGGCAAGATTGTTCTTTCCCTTAAAGGGTAGAGTTCCCCGAAGTAGTATGTGAAACCCTCTACCACTTCGGGATTTCTCTGTATAACTTTTGCACTTACCGACAATATCCGCACCAAGGACACTCATAAGACCGTCCTCGTCGTAACCATTATCAATGTCAATCCCAACATATCCGTTGTCGGCAAACACAAAACCACAGTAGTCATAATAACGATTTTCTACCATATCGAGAGCTGTCTTGAAGTCCGACCAAGTGTTAGGGTTGGTTGAGGAAGCGGCTTCGTTTTCCCATGCTTTCATAGGAACTTTACTGTTATCCGAAGCACACACCCATTGATTCAGATTTTTTAATTCTTCCGGGATATTATCGTAGTTTACCATTATAAAAGACCTCTCCTTTTTGCTACCTTACGCTCAAGCTCATTTATCAACTTCCAAACGGTGTCCTGTTTAATGCCTTTTTCTTTTGAAAGCCGATACACATTGTCCGGGATAGTATCGCCATTGCGGTAAATCTCAAGAAGCATGGCTCTTTCGGAATCTGTGAAAGTATCAAGAGCGTTCTTACACGCCGACCAGTTGTTTTTATCAGCGTCACTATGGAACTTTGGTTTTTCGTGTCTTGCGTAAAAACGCAGACAATGATTTACATATTCTGAATAGAATACTCTGCTCATTATTTGCCCCTCTTTCTGCCAGTAGAATTTTCTTTAATTTCTGTACCCTCGAAGTACCACTTCTTATCTACACAAATAGGGTAGTCCGGCTTATCAGATTCCACGATTGTGCCTGTGTCGATAATGTGCTGTGCCGCTGATACCGACAATGAGTTTTTCACAAAATCATTACCAGTACGAAGTAGAGAATTTACTCTACCGTTTACATTTTTTAATTTATACATCTATTATCCCTCCTTGTTTTCTTGGAATTTAACACCGCAATACTCATAAACCAATTCCCGGTATTCCTCTAAAGTCATATCTCCCTCAACAAAGGCTTGGTATTCGTCTATGAGAGCGTCTGATAATTCCGGCAATCTTTTTCTCATACCCCAACCGTATTTATCGTGCATGACTTTAATAGGAATGGAGAGAAGAAGTACCATTGCGGTGTCGATTGCTTTTTCTGTATCTTCTTGCCGCATACGAGTAATATCACTCTTTTTGACATTGATTACAGGTTCATTTACAACTGGAAGTCCCAGCTTTGCTCGCTTTCTTCGTTCAGCTCGATTCATTCTCTGACACCCTCTCTCAAAATATGAGAGTTCGGGAGAGTGAAAATCCAATCGCAGAACTCTCGCCATTCGTCCAGCTTATGAGCTTTACGCTGTTTCAACATATTTAACAGATTTTCATAGCTCATAGTAAGTGTTCGTTTCTGATTGTAAGAATCGGGCAACAACTGTACGAGACCTCTCCAATATCTTTTATCTTTTGTTTCCATGTATCTCTGTCTGAGCATTTCACAGTCTGCAATCACATTGATAAAACAATCCTCTAAATAAATGCCCTCATTGTTGATTTCAAAATCATCAATACTGAAATCAGAAAGTTCAATAGGCTTACTATGGATTTTGTGCATAGTAGACTGAGAATTAGCTGTCGTTCCCACCTTGTAGGTGTCAAACTCTTTCCACCAATAAAGGGGAGCGGTAATGTCTACCGATACGAAAATCTGACGAAGAAACTTCCTGTGTTCTGAGCCGCCTTTAATCAACCGAGCCATGAGGTCGTAGTCATTCTGTCCAATTTTGTATGTCTCGAACTGTGAGCAATCATGTTCTTTCGGGTTACAAAATCCCTCACGCTCTACGATTCCGCATTTTCCACAATCAACAGCCGGATAGCTGTCTGAGCGTTCCCAGCTATTCATAGGATTTCTCATACCTCTTATAGCGTGTTCAAAACCCCACACATCGGCTTTCTCAAATTTAATCATAATCAATACCTCCGTTTCGCTTCGGACAAACTCGCCATATTACGAGCTTTCAAATCTTCATAGAAGTTCTCATTCGCATTTACTACCTTGTAGCAAGGTCGGTCTCCGAAGAATACACAATAGCAATCTGTCAAATTTTCGTGAATGACAGTGGTGTATTCTTTTGTCATGGCACAGCCGCCCATAGCTGGGCTACCGTCCGATGTAACATCAAACCCGGTACAAGTGCTACCCCAAACCTGTGAAAATACCTCAATATCGAAGTCCACATGAGATAGGAGCTTTGTTGTTTTAGCCTTTTCCTGTAAGGCGGCGATAAACTCCTTGTCGTGTGCGAGTAAATCCTGTGCTTTATAAAGCAAAAGCTCTAAGTTCGGCGGTGTAGGATTGTAGTAACCCATAACTACACCCCCTTGATACGAGCCGCTATCATATCTGCTGTATGAGTGTAGAGAACATTCGGATAAAGTGTGCAAGCTCTACCGTAGCTGTTCCAATTTTCCTTATTGTCAAATGCTCCCATGTGCCACCTAATACAGTAGAGTTCTTCCTCTGTCAGTTCAATCAATCGCTGTGCGATAATTACTGACTTCTCCCCATGACCGGGAAGAATGGTAGCATTGTTATATTCCCAATGTTCATCGTCTGTGCGTATGTAATTATCCAGTTTGCACAAATCATGGAACATTCCTACGATGTAAGGACTTCTTTCTAACTGCCAGTTAAGCCCCAGCTTTTCGGTCATATCTACCAATGCTTTCGTCACTTCGTAAGAGTGGTCGAATAAAGCACCGTCATATTGTCCATGATGATGTATGGAAGCTGGTTTATCGAAATATCCCATGTCCTGTAATTTGAGCGTAACCTCTTGAGGGACATATTCGCTCATAAGCTCCGTAAATCTATCTATTCTTTGAATATCCATTGTTTACTCCTCTCCATGAGGGCAACTACCACAATCATTCATACTTGCCCCGAAGCAACCCTCACATGAATCTTTTTCCGAAAGCTCTATATACTTATTTAAGTACCAAATCGCTTTCTTCATATCTTCGATACCATTCTTGCGTTTTGCTCGATACAGGTATTTGAAAGCATTACATTGACAGAAATTCTTTACAGCTTCGATACCTTGGGTTTCTATCATTACCTCAATGCACTCAAAATTACCTGTTTCATAATGAGCTGGGTGGTTTACATTATCTGCCATACAGCACACCTCCTATAAAGCCCGGGAGAGTTACCCCTCCCGGTTGCTGTAATTTATCCCAACAAAGCGTCAAGGTCTAAACCTTTCGCTGGTGCTGGTGTGCTTGCCTGTTTCGGTGCGGCGGCTGGCTTTGCTACATTTCCTCCACGCCCGATTGTCAATGCACGAGCTACTGGTTCGGTATCGAAACCGTCTGCCGGAGATTTATCTCCAAGGTTGGCGAAAGTAACTTCTTTGTTCGGGTCTTTATTTGACGGAACTTTTGTATGAACAACTTCCGCTTTAATGTAATGGTTAATAAGTTCTTCTGGGTCTACATCTTCAAGAGCATAATCGCCCATAGCAGTTTTGGCGAAATAAGAGAAAGCGTTCAAAGCCTTTTCGTTATATTCGTCGTTTGCGTCTTTAATAGAGAAACGCTCTGTATGGGTAGCCCCCTGTGCATTGACGAGTTTTACCTCAATTCTTCCGAAATCCTCGTCATAAGTTGCGTCATAAATGCGGAATACATATTCTCCCTCCGGGATAATTACAAATCCGCTTGTCATAGGTATTCTTGCCATTGTCCTGTTCCTCCTTAAAATAATGTCTTTCTTGTCGAATTTGACATGATGATTTTTACCAATTCCCAAGCCTGTTCCTCTGTGAACCCGGCTTTAACATAGCTGTTATACATATTGTGAAGTTCTTCTGCCGCTTCATCGAATTTTTCCTCATTGAGAGCTTTTTCTCTTTCTTCCTCAAGCTGTCTCATAGCTTCGGTCTGTTTCTCATTGAGCTGTTTCATTTCTTCGGTCTGCTGTTTATGAAGCTCCATTACCTGTTCCGTTAATTCTCTTGTCTTTGATTTACCCATGATTTGTCCTCCTTATTCTGCATATTCAGCCGGGAAAATAATACCGATAGTAACTGGTTCTTCACTTGCCAGCGTAGGATAATTCTTAATCACAAGAGCTTTACCCTCGCTTGTTTCTTCCACAGCATTGATTTTTACATACATTTCTACACAGTCTTTACGCTCAATAAGAGAGTAATCTGTATTGGTAATACCAACTTTGTTCATACCATTTTCGGTAGCATAGATTCTGATACAATCTTTGATAGCACCGTCAGCATAAGGCATGATTGCTTTGTACAGTTCGCAAGGGTCTGTGAAACTGTCATAGTTAATGACCTTTTCGACACTCTCCGGCATAGGAAGAATATCGCTTGCTGTAATACTGCGAATGTTATCGGGAATCTTCATAAATACATTTTCAAAGCCGAGCCAGCGTTCTTCATTCTTCCGAACAT